GATAAACTTGTTCGCAGCAAGACCACCACCGGCAGCTCCTAGAAGCCCACCAACAGTAGTGCCAACATCAGTAGTCTGACATGCAGAAACTGACAGACCCAGAACCGCAACAGCGGCAATCATTGACTTACGCATCATATTTCTCCTTGTTTGCATAATCACAAAGTCAACTTACTCTACTAATATAGTATCATTCGTATTAAATGTCAACCCTTTTTTTCACTAATTTTGAGATTTTTTAACTTTTCTTCAAAAAAGTCCAATTGTAGACGTAGAAAGGAAATTTGCTTATGGACCGACAAAATCCCTTCTTCGTCATAACTTCCGTCGTGAAGATATTGGTGGGAATCCAAATTTTTTTCTAATAGTTTCAATAACGATACAGCGGGAAATTCAATATCATTGTCATCAAGTCCAAACCAAATAGTGGTTTGAATATCACCAGTATCGTTTAACCACAAATCTGAATTAACTGTTAAAGACCTTGTATTCATAAAAAAACGCTCCTTTCAAGTTATCACTTCTTTCTACCAATACTATACTTTGCCACTAACTCCCATTCTTTCTTTTCTTTATAGGGAAGAATTTTAATTTGATTTAAAGGAGCAACAGGATTTGTAGTCTTTGTAGAATCTACAAGAGTCACTAGGTCCCATTGTTCTAATAAATTGGCAATCGCATTACGTCTACCAATGTCTGACTCATTTTCGGTGAAGTCAGAAGGCTTACCGTCAAGTGCGAATAGTTCTTTGAAATGTACGATGAAGTATCTGCCTTGTTTGTGCAGAATATGACAGGACTGATATAACTTCTTATCTTTACGAGATGCTACACCAATACGTGTGAGTGTCTCTTTTACTTTTAGAAAGTCATCTTCATTCTTTAGATGTACTTCTACCATATTACTTAATTCGGTCATTATTCATTCCACCTCTCATCAATTTTGTTTTTATTGTTACAAGTTGTTCATCATCTAAAATTTTGAGTGCTTCCTTCGCCTTATTGACCGAGTATCCATAATAATCGATCACCGCTTGTAAGTCCTCGTCACTAGTATTCTTATACCATTTCGAAAAGCGTTTACGTTTTCTAACAATATTTATTAGAAACGAATATTGTAGTAAATGGTCTAGATGAGAGTTCATATTCATCATATTAGCATACTGTACCGTATCTGGAAAGTATGATAGTGACTTATTAGTTAGATAAGGATTATAAGTTTTCTCCGCTAGTTCTGGGTTATCAGAATTGGTAATGATATCTTTCTTACCTAGATTGATATCGTTTACAAAATCAAATGGTTTCATGACCATTCGCAATCTGTCATGATTTCTAGTAGACAAGCAACGTTATTGATTTCATGGTCAACAACAAAGGCTGCTTGATATTGATACTTAGCAAGAATCAACACCATCTGAGCAACACTCATTGGTTTCATCTTCTTGTTTGCATAATCATATAGTTTACGAAACAGTGTAGAAGATTCGATGTCAGCATTATCAACTACCCATTTACGAATACCTGTGAAGTCTTGATTTTTCATCATAGAAACAAGAGAATCAAAAGATTCGTCACTTAGTGTAGTGAGAATGCCGACATCAATCTTACCTGTAACAGAGTATCGCTGAAGTTCGTTTAGAACACGTCGCCAATCTGGCATATGTTTCATAATAAGTTCAGCGATAACTTTCTGATCAAACTCAACCCCCTTCATCTTGAGGATATTCTCAACACGCTTCATAAACTGAGAAGCAAGACCTGCCTTCTCTTTATTTGTCATAGTGAAGTCTACTACACTACACCGAGAATGAAGAGGTTCGATGATACGATTTTTGAAGTTACAGGTTAGAATGAACCCACAATTATTAGAGAACTCCTCCATAAAGTTACGAAGAGCAGGTTGAGTAGATTGTGGATTAAGATAGTCAGCCTCGTCTAAAATAACATATTTACGACCACCTGTAAATGATACAGTAGAAGCAAACTGACTGATTTCAGTTCTTAGGGTATCGATGTTACCCTTCATAGAACCGTTGATGATAATGTAATCAAGATCTAGTTCGTTCAGGAGTGCCCTAGCGACGGTTGTTTTACCGACGCCAGGACCGCCTGAAAGGAGGAGATTTGGAACTTGATTCTTATCTACGAATGCTTGAAATACACTCTTCAAACGCACTGGTAGAATACACTCTTTGATGCTGGGTGGACGATACTGTTCCACCCATAGATAATCACCCATTGACATAATATAGACCTTTCATTAAGAGCGGGATTCAGTAGCAATAAAGTATGTAACCCTCCCATCTCTTGTGCTAAACTTAGAGATTCCCTTACTAGAAATCTCTACATTGTAGTCTAACATCATCATCTTCATGTTGTCAACCTTAAAGACGTGTCGGAACTCACTTTCTGTCTTTCCAACCTTCTTAGTATAACGATTCATTGAAGAGTTCTTTGGGTCTCCAGCACCAACAACAATATTACCATCAACGCCTTCTACAATCACTTCTGGTAGACCAAGAACACGGGCTGCTTGAAGAACATCCTTTAGATTGTCTTCGGTGAAAATAAAACTGGCATCTACGTCCGGTAGAGTCAATTCTTTTTCTGGCGGTGTTACAATCATCGATGGATCAGCATAACGATAATCAATCGAAGTGCCATTACCATCATTAATATTAACAGAGTTATCGTTTAGTTCCAACTCTGGTGCCTCCATTAATGATACAGCAGAAAGAAACTGTCCAAGATCATAGATACCAAACTGTCGTTCAAAGGTATCTTCGACCATTACTTCAGCAAGAACAGTCTTTTGTGGTGAGACTGTTTTAAGAACATTACCCTCCTTGAATAGGAGAGATTGGTTGATAGAAGAAAAGTTCTGTAGTACTTCAAGAGTCTGTTCAGATAACTTCATAATTTACCTCACTTTTTTGCATATTTAGAGAGTAATTCAGCATCAGCAGTTGCCGCAGCTCCTACTTGTGCTAAATCGACGAGGGAACCACCAAACATGTAGGATCCCATATGTGTTAGACGCATCCAAGGACACATCCACACTTTAATGCCAATGTTTCTAGCCCATTGACAAAACATGTAATCTTCTGATAAGTATCTATTTGAATCTGGACAAATTACTGTATCAAAGAATGCCATAATTTGACGCGAACCATCAAAATGTTTAGTTCTAACGTGATCTGGTGTATATAGTAGTTCTGGATAGGCATCAGTATATTTTTCAAATACGTGCCGTTGAACAATCATAAATCCAGTACCACCTTCTAGTACTTCTACCGGTTCATCAACACGGAGTTGATCAGTTCCTGGGGCTGGATTGAAAACAAAGTCTCCGACGAACTTTTCTAGTTTATTTGGATTTTCGTCAGCAAATCCTTTATCTACTGCACGTTTAATCTTTTCCCAAGCAATAGTCTTTTTTGGATATGGCGCACAAACAATATCTTTATCTGAGTCTGGATCAGCGATTGCAGCCATTGCTAAAACGTCGTTTGGATCAAATCCAATGTCACTATCGATAAACATAAGATGCGTCATATCAGAACGCATAAACTCGTCTACTAGATAGTTTCTTGCACGCGTGATAAGAGATTCATTGAAAAGATAATGAAATCCTAACTGTACTCCATAATTAGTAGCCATGATACCTAAATCAGTACAAGATTTTGAATACTGACCAGTACACATGGCTCCATACATTGGAGTACAAACCATAATCTTTCTTTTTCGCAACTCTTCAACTGTTACTTGAATTTCCACTCAAATCCTCCTTATCATGTAAATGTAATGCCATCATAGCATAATGCAAGACTTTCATCAAGTCTTTTCTATTGTAACCATCTTTACGTCCATATCGTTGAGCATACTTCAAAACGTTACCGATACAGAAACCCATTCCATGGCCCGAGTCAAAGATAAACTCTGCTGCTTGAAACTTTGTCTGTGAGTAGTGTGCATCGTATGTACTATCTATATAGTCTTTCAATTCAGCAATTAGACGATCTTCGTCAAATTTATAGTCAATCATCTCAGACATAAGTTCACTCCTTCGTACATCATGTTTATATAATACCAAACTTTGGTATTTTTGTCAAGTACTTTTTAAAAACATCAAAAAGGAGTTGGAAAGGAAATTCCAATCAAATTGGAGTTGCCTTAGAAATTCCTTACTGAAATCGTTTGATTGGCGAATGGAGCGGATGGAGGGAATCGAACCCCCGTCATGAGATTGGAAATCTCAGGTAATGCCATTATACGACACCCGCACCATATGGTTTTATATGATTACAACCTTATATATTACGGAACCGGTTTTTAACCATGATTTATGTTGGCGGTTGGCGAATAACTAAAGGGGACCAACATAAAATGGCATCATATACTTGAAAGTCCTAGACCACTACAGGACTCGAAAGGAGACTAGGTTCCAACCCAAAAACTCTTTGGCATTTTATCATTTTCGTTCATCATGTTTATATCATACCAAACTTTGGTATTTTTGTCAAGTGTTAATTATGTTGCTTCTTCAAACTCTTCATCTTCATCGCAAACCCATAACGTTCGCACAACTTCATCTTCAATGATATCAAAGTTATAAGTGTTCATATCACCACGCTGGTAGAGTTTCCCAGAGCGTTCATTAACAAAGAAAGGAACCTCAATGTTGTGGACTGAATTGAGAGCAGGCAACGCACCATAAATCTTAATCCGACTAAAGGTCACACCGTTATCCGACGCGCCAGCAACAGCATTCATGATGTTCTTAAAACTAGAAATGAACTTCTGGATACGGCCGGTGTATACACTACGAAGATCGAAACCCTTCAAAGTTCCAGTGTGAACCATGATACGAACTTCAGCATCAGGAAATTCTGCGGCCACAGCACAAGCACGGGTGAAAGCCTTGGAATAGAGTTCAAAGGAAGTGTGGATATACTTCACCTTATCAGTATCAACTAACTTATTACGAGTCAGAAAAGAACTGATACGATAGGTTGCGTTCTTATTATCACTCCAAGAGATAACAGTATCTTCGGGGTTGAAGTTATTGTAAATCTCGTAGATCAAATTCCAACGAGTTTGAGGTTGGAATACACCCTCACCACAAACATAATCAACACGTTCGGTGATATCATCCAACGTAGGGGCACAACCAGCTTCTCCATTCGTCTTATTCCAACGTTCACACATGTTATTAACACTGCGCTTCACATCAGCAATAGAAAGTGGTGCAGCTGGATCGTGAATAGAATTGAACCTTAAACCGGCGCTATCAATCGCATCCTGTACCTGTTCATCAGTATATCCAGGCTTGCGCTTGTAGATAGCAACAATCCACTTCTTCATTTCAAAAGGCTTATGAGAAAGAATCTCAGCACGAGTATCACCGGTGATCGTTACATGCTCATTAAGATTGTCGGTCCAACGAAACCAAGAGATAGGTGGATACTTGAGCTTCCAACCGTTACGTTCAATGTTCTGCTTGATTTCCTGATACTTCGCGCGAGTAGTCTTACCACCGACACGATTCCTCTGTAAACCAGTACGAGCTTGAGCAGGCATGAGTTCAAATCCCTCAAACTCAATCGCATCAGGTAACTTATCACCGTAAAGCTCAGGATAAAACTTCTTCCAGTGAGCCTCGTAGATAGCCCTAGTGATCTCAAGATGTGCTTCGGTAAATTCATCAGTTTGCAATAGGTCGATGACCACCTCATCAGTAGACTTGATAACCATTTTTAACTCCTTGTAAGTAAGTTATCTTCAACATTTAACAAGTTTTGCCGGTAGTGTTCCGACTCCACTCTAAGTGAACCATTCACTTAATTCTAATTATAATAGCTCTTCGTGTTTAAGGCAAGAGCTCTTTTGAACTTTTTTCATAAAATTCATAGAAATTTTATGAGGCCTATTTTTCCACCCATACCATTTAGACTCCTTTCCTGTTTTGTATGGTGGTTCCTTACCAATACTATAGTATTGATCGGCTGTCAAATCAATTATTTTTTCATCATCTTCTAACCACCAATGAGCGCCAGCAATATTACATTTGGAACTCATGATTTTCAAATCAGCATCTAAGAAAAAATAATAAAGACACTGTGTAGTTAGATAACAATAACCAAATAAAGGATTTGTTTTGTTTTTTTCTCTGTATTTTTTTGGACAATACTTTAATTCTAGATTATCCAAAATTAGTTTAGAAACTTTTTCTAAGTCTTCTGGATATTTGTATTGGTCATATTCTAATACCCAATCAGCAAAATTTATCCATTTACCATTTTCTTTTTTATATCTATGGCGAATTAATTTTGTTTGATTCATTTTATATAACCATTTTAAATTTTTGGAGCGGGTGGAGGGAATCGAACCCCCGTCATGAGATTGGAAATCTCAGGTAATGCCATTATACGACACCCGCACTATTATTATGTATAATACATTTAACGAATGATGTCAATAGATTCTGGATTATTATTCCAGACTTCGATTTCTGATCTAATTCTTGAATCGTTCTTCAAAGATTCAAATCTTTTCGAAGCCTTATGCTTCCACCAAGAGACAACACCATCAAAACTATAACGATCATAGTTATCCTTTTTGATAAGTGTATCCGTTTCCATGTTAAGATACTCTTTCACGTTTTCATAACCATAGTCTGACATGTATTGACGTTTCTTCTCTGTCAAACCTTTAGCATTATTACATGCTGTAGTAAATTTGTCAAGCTCTTTTTTGTCAAATTTTTTCAAAGAAGATTTAATAATTGCAATCATTTTTGTTTGTGTCTTTAACTTACGAGAAGATGCATCTTCTGGTACCAGACTTTCACCATTATTTCTTTCGATAAACCAATCATTTAAACGACGATAGTTTTCATCATTAATAAGTGGCGCAAAGTTCGAATCGGTATTACCTTTATAACGAAGAAATGGTTTCATACCGTCATACTGTGATGCACCTTTGGTAGATCCATAAAGAGAAGTTGTTTCAAACATGCAAAAAGGACCACCATATTTTTCATTCAATTTATCTTTGACAAGATGTGAACAACAAATGGCAGCCAACAATTTACCACCAAGATAATTAAAACCAAAAGGTTGTGTAGGTACAATAATGAAACCCATAATAGAAGATTGATTGAATCTTTTCATTATATCTTTATTAAGAGTGTCAAGTGGTTTGCCTAGAAATTCATTACGAGGCTTAGAGTTGATAGTAGGAGAACCCATACGAATAAATCCAACAATCTTGTTGGTGTTCTTTTCATAGACAATGTAACGTAAAGATTTTCCTGGTATAGAAGACTCTATGGCATGAGAAGTCACAACTTCCAAATAATACATGAAAGTTTCATTAGTAACTTCTCTACACTCAAAATCCATATCATTTGGATTTATAGAAAAATCTGAAAACATTTCATCTTGTGGACCCATGTCTGGAAGAGCTGTGGGATAACTCTCCATTCTTTCTAATTTTACTTTTCGTAGATAATCATCAATTCTTCCGAAATTGGAAAAATAATCTACGAAAACATTAGCAGCATAGGTAGCATCTTCTGGAGATAGAATCAACTCTTATAATCCTTTGTAAAACCACCATCATGGCGTTTACTCAA